ATGAGTGGGGACGTATCTTTAGCGAAGGTCTGCTGGAAGTAGATAATGAGTTCTTCTCAGTTCTTGCTAACCGTAACAAGTTCCTACCTACTTCTAACCCTGACAACCGTGCTCCTTACGTTTACAGTCCTGTGACTGGTAAGAAAGCCAATGGTTATGGTTTCCTACAGCGTGTATGGAACGCATATAGTCCTCTCCAAGTTCACTCGGGTCAAGAACCTGAGGAGAAGTTCCTGGAGGAGTTTGAGTTTGATGTTAACACCACATTCCGTACTAAGGATGGTGTACGTCTGACTGCTAACGAGCGTTCTGCTTTGTTTAAGATCATGGGTGAAGATGGTCATTTTAAAGCTGCTATCAATGAGATTATGAGAGACGCTAAAGATTGGCAATCTATTGCCCGTCTGCGTCGTCTTCGCCGTGTTGGTGTACCCTCTAATGAAGCTGATCTTCGAGCCTGGGATCAAATCCATATTCGTTTGAGCCAAGCGCGACGCGATGCGGAAGCGTTTGCTTACGCTAAAATGGATCAAAACATGTACGCTGAAATTGAACGCCGCCAACTGGAAAAAGATCTTATTAAAGAAGCTAATCTTGTTGGTGAACAAGCAGATCCCACCACTTTGATTAACATCCGTAAGTAAACTTACATTTAACTAATTATGTCGTGCACTGACGTACAAACAACTAAACCGGGAAACGGATCGAAGAAACAATTTTCATTTGATTTCCCGTATCTTTTTAAAACTGAAATCGAAGTTTCCTTTTGGAACGCTACAACTAAAGAATGGGACGTCATTTTAAACGACGGTCTACTGGCCGACGACACTAACTGGATGGGTAATGCCGATACCTATCCCTGGAAAATTACTGATGCTAACCCTACTATTGTAGAGTTTACGGGCACTGCTCCACCTGCAACTTCTGAGGTGGGGGTAGACAACGTTCGGATTCGTCGTGTTACTAACATTGATGACATCCGGGCGTTGTTTAGCCCTGGTTCTGCTATTCGTTCTGATGACCTGAACAAAAACTTTGAACAGCTTCGTTATGCTATTCAAGAAGCGTTTTGCCAGAACGTTCCTGAAGAAATTGAAAAGTATATTGATGATTATTACTGGAACAACTATGCAGATACCGTAAAATCTAGTGACGGGTGGGATAGTAGCGATACTAAAATTGCTACTACCGCTGCTATGGATGCACGGTATTTGGATCAAGGTACTGACACTATTAGCGAAGAGGAACAGGATAAAAGTTCTCCGGCTCCCAGCGACGTTAATGTGTTCTCAGCACTCGCTGCTGCCAGACGATTTGATGCTATCGTCAATACAGCCAATCCCGGTCTAAATCCAGATAGTGATACTGATAGAGATTGGGAGACTGGGAAACTTTGGTATCAAAACGACGAAGATAAGACCGTTCATATGTGGGATGGTTCTAAATGGGATCCGATCACTTCTGGTGGTGCCTTCACTCGTCTTGATCAAGTCATTTATGTTGACGCTACTAACGGTAATGACGACAATAATGGTCACCGTATTAGTACTCCTAAGAAGACCATTAAGTCTGCGTTGGCTGCTATCAACTCAGATGCTACGTTTGGAAACGGTAGCACCATTCTACTTGCTCCTGGTATCTACAAAGAAACTGCACCTCTGGACATTGAAAAAGCTGATGTCTCTATCATTGGTGCGTCTGTTCGTAACACGATTGTTCACCCAACTCAGGCAACTGAAACTAACAGCTTGTTCCGTGTGAACAGCGGTTCGTACCTTGCTAACATGACGTTTACTGGCGTCAAGGCTAGCGGTACCCGTGGTGACACTGGTTCTCTGTGGACTGATTCTGAATACGGTCTGCCGCCTACTCAAGGTTGGAACGTTTCGTTCTATCCTGATGCTAAGATTTTCAAATCTCCTTATATTCAGAATTGTACTAACTTCTCGGATAGTGAGATTGATAACGATGCTTTGGACTTCTACACGGGTGATTCCGATAGGGGTCAGGCAGGTGACCTTGATTCTGCTCCTACTGGTGGTGGTCTGCTAGTCAATGGTGATACCGTTCACGACGACTCTCCTCTGCGTTCAATGGTGGCTGATAGCTACACGCACGTGGGTTTGGATGGTCCTGGTATCTTTGTTACCAACAATGGTTACGCTCAGGTAACTAGCTCTTACGCCTTCTTTAACCATTTCCACATTGGTTGTATCAATGGTGGTCAGGCTAACCTTGCAGCATCTACGACTGACTTTGGTCGCTTCTCGTTGGTGGCATCTGGACGCTCTCCTAGTGCCATTTTTACTGCAACTGTAAATGGCGAAGCAGCAAGTGGAAGTACTACGTTTGACATTGATAACGTTACTGCAGCTGCTGATTGGTTTGGTAATACTGAACGTCCTGCTGACAACATGTTGGTTGATGTTGGTGGGAATACTTATCCAATCTTGAGTGCTACTGCTATTGCTGGCGGTTGGCGTGTTGAGATCAGCCGTCCCAATACTAACGATCGTACTCAAAACCTTGGTCTTAACGGTAGTGTTGCTGACAATGCAGCAGTGTCGTTCTTCCTTCGTTCGATGATTGCTTCTAGCGGTCACACGATGGAGTATGTGGGCGCTGGTACTGACTATCGTGCACTTCCTTACAACGCAACTGGTACTTATACCGTTGGTGCTGGTACTCAACCTAATGGTGTTCCTATTGAGGCACATCAGGTTAAAGAACTAAACAACGGTAAGGTTTGGGCAGCTATTACTGATCACAACGGTACTTTTAAAGTTGGTGATACTTTTAAAGTTAACCAGCAAACTGGTTTCGTTGACATTCCTGCAGGCGCTTTGTCGGTTGGCAAACTATTGTCTACTTTGGATGTTAATAATAATACTATTCAGAATAATTCTGGTGCCAATGTTAACATCAATGATAACCTAAGAGTTCAAAACGGCAATACTTTGCTGTTGGGAGATGATGATGATAGTCATGCTATTGGTTTGACTGCCCCGGCAACTGTAACCGCAGATTTAACTTATACTCTTCCTGGTGCCGATGGTAATCCAGGTGAAGTGTTGAGTACTGATGGTTCTGGTACGTTGAGCTGGGCTTCTTCAGCTGTTGTTGTTGATCAAATTATTGAAGGCAACACTAAAGTTGAAGCATCAGATTCTGGAAGTGATGGTACTGTAACAGTCACCACAGATGGTACTGTTGCTATGACTTATAGTAACACCCAACAAGTTGACGTTACTAGTGCTGGTACTGAAGAACTTCCAAGTTTGGTCCTAGCTTCTGACGTTAATACAGGTGTTTCACATCCTGCAGATGACACTCTTGCTGTATCTGCTGGTGGTGTTGAGCGTGTCAGAGTCGGTACTGCTGAAACTGTTATTAACGAAGGTGGTAATGATCACGACTTCCGAGTCGAAGGTGATAATGTAACCAATCTTTTCCAAGTTGATGCAGGCACAGATTCTGTAAACATTAACGGTAATACTACGGTTTCTGCTCCAGCCACCGTAAACATTAACACTAATAGTGTTGAACGTGCAGAGTTTGGTGCTACCGAAGTTGTCTTTAACGACGGTGGTGAGGACTATGACTTCCGTGTTGAAGGCGATACCGTAGACAATTTGTTTGTCGTTGATGCCTCAGCAGATGCCATTGACATTAACGGTGCTACTACTGTTACTGGTAGTGTAACTATTGATGGTAGCGGTGATCTTCACGTCGGAAACAATGCCCTTATTGTTGGTAGTACTGGTACGGCAGCATTTACTGCTGTTAGTGTTAGTGACAACGGTCTTGCTGAAGTTGCACTACTAAACACTGACACAGAAGATGCTGATGGCGGGCGTGATTCTGCTGTTACCTTCTCTGGTACGCAGTCTGGCTCTGAAGTCAGTATGCTTGCTGACATTGTTGCCAGCCATGATGGCACGGCAGATGATGAAGCAGGTCAACTTGTAATTAGCACAAATAGTGGTGCTGATGGTAATACGCCGACCGCTGCTGTTACTATTGATTCTAATCAAGATGTAACGCTTTCACACGATCTGACGGTTATAAACAACACTATTACCCCACAGATTAACGGTTACAACCAGACTGCTGCCGGTGAAGGCGGTTTGTGGAACCGTAAAAACTTCTTTGATAATGGTGAATTTTTAGTAGATCAAAGAGGCTCTACTGCGTGGTTTGCTGATCGCTGGGCCTGGGGCGGTCCTGGATTTGTGGAAGGTGTTGCTGTTAAACAAAGAGTAGCTAATTCAGCTGTTGATTTACCGCCTGGTTTTACAACCGCTGCTGGTGCCACATGTACTGCTGTAGAGACTACTCAAGGTAATGGACGTCTTCTTTATTTTTGGCAAGATATTGAAGCAGTTAACTTAGCTTCACTTCAGCCTGGCACTGCTGATGCCCGTTCTTTTACTTTGTCTTTTTGGGTTCGCTCAAACAAAGCAGGTAATTATGGTGTGAGTATTTGGAAAAATAATGACGGTACAAACCAACGTATCCGAGGAGCAACTTTTAACATTTCAGCAGCCGAAGCAACAGCTAATGAATTTGTTCATCGTAGTATAACTTTTGAAGGTGATACAAACGCTGCTGGTGCTTTTGCTTTTAACGAAAACCGTGGGTTTAGAGTTAACTTTATTCTTGAAGCTGGTTCTGATTGGTTAACTGATCTTTCCTCTTGGCAGAATTATGTTGATGCAAACCAAAACTTTGTGGACGATGGTCACGACGTAAACTTTACTGATTCAACCAGTAATAACATTTTGTTTACTGGTATGCAATTAGAACTTGGTGATGTTGCAACTCCTTATGAATTTAGGCAGTGGGACGACGAATTAAAAACCTGTATGCGTTACTTTGAGTCTCTTAACGGTGTTGTTTATGCTACGTCGCCATACACTGGTTATACTTCTTATGTAACTTGGCAGTTTAAGGAAAGAAAACGTCAAATTCCAACGTTTAGTCTTAACACAAACGGAACTGTTTATGCTGGTGCGGCTGATACCGTTAGTGCTTACAGAACTAGTTTAAACGCATACATAACGTCAGTTTCAACTGCTGATGCCGAAACTGATTGGATTTAATTATGACCTATACTTATCAACTACTTCCTACTCCTGAAGGATTCCCTCCTAATAACCTTGTCCAGCGTTCTGATGGCGTATGTGTCGGTATTACAAGTAAAGAGTACACAGCTTGGCTAGCAGAAGGCAACACGCCTGACCCTGTGGATTCTCAGTTTTACTGGGACGAACTGCGTGGTAAGCGTGACCGTTTGCTTTCCGAAACTGACTACCTTGCTTTGTCGGATCAAACCATGTCGGATGAAATGACGGCTTACCGTCAAGCACTCCGCGATCTACCTACTAACACGGCTGACCCGGAAAACCCGGTTTGGCCTACTAAACCCTAACACCTTTTAGAACAATGATTGCACTTATCCGTCCCGTTCTTATGTCGTTTCTTAACAGCGACAAAGTGAAGCGATTGATTGTTGATATGCTCCGCAAACTGGCTGAGCAATCTGATAACACTGTTGACGACCAAGCCGTTGATTTCATCGAGCGTGGTCTTTTTTCTAAATAATTAGACAATGAAGTACCTTATCAATCATACGGCTCCAAATACGCAACTAATTATTGATGGTCCTATCAATCAGTGGCATACAAGTGGTGAAACGATTGCACTTTCTGGAACTTACCTGATTACTGCTAGTACTGCAGGTCAAGTTGCTATTGCTAATGGTTCTATCGGTACTGTTGATGCGACTACTGGCATTACTTTGGCTGTTGGTGTTCCATTTTACGTTTACATTAAATCTGGTCAAACGCTTAAGTTTAGCGCAACCACTGGAACTTATGTTCGCCTAGAACCTAAATAATGGACTTGGGAGCACCACCGGTACTGCCGGTTTTACGGCTCCCTGAGCCCCCTGTTTTACCCCGTCCGGTACTGGAGGTACCACGAGCCACTTTACCCACCTACAAACCGCTTGTAGTGCCTCCTAACAACCTTCGTCCACCTCC